GACATGGTGGGGGTTCCCATGTTCATAGAGTCAAAAGAGGCGTAGCCATCCACAGCGCCACGGTTCCTGTATTGGATTGCTGCGTACTGGATGGTGCCCAATTTCGCTGCACCGTCAGGAGCCGTTGTAAGGCTGTCTGTGTAGCCTGCCTCCCTGCGCTTGCGGAATGCCCAAGAGTTAGCCGCTGAGACGCATACAGCGACGAATGCGGTGTCATTAGCGGTAGCAACCTCGATACCTAGCCAACTGGTGACATCGGCTGAGGTAATCCACGAACAAGTCGGGGTAAAAGTGACAGTGCCGGTAGCAACCGAACGGTCAAAGTCTGAGCCTGCGTTGACATAGATAAATTGGTTCTCCATGATGACGTCATAATCGAAAAGCAAATCGCCTTCGTCAGATACGCCAATGAATTCGTAAGGTTCGGTAGAGATAACAGTGGCGGTGGCGTTAAAGCCATGGGATGCTCCTGCTACAACTACCGAATCTTGCGATTGTATGTCTGTGTCAACGAAAGTCTGCAAGATTGCATAGTTGTCTAGTCTCGTATGAAATGCGAGGTTGTAAACAGCCATGGTCTTGCAGTCTTTCTAATTCGTCTTTATCAGACGAATGCAGCCTTGATGCTCTTGCTTGGGTCAATGACCTTCGCTGCAAAGTAGCCACGGAATGCAATCTGGCGTGAAAGCTGTGAAGGCTGTTCAACGCTGATAGCGCCCTTTTGCTGTTCCCAGCATTCAATTCCTGTTGGGTCCATGATAACCATGTCAGTTGCGCCGAGGTTGCGGTCAACGACAAGGCGAAGTCCGAAAGCAACAGCCGAGTCTGAACCAGGTGTCATTGTGCCGTAAGCATTCATTGGTCCTACCTGTGGGAACAGTGGGCGGTCTGAACCATCCACAAGTTGTCCAAGATACTGGAAAATGTTTGGAGACACAGCAAGGGCTGATGGCAAGTTGCCATTTGAGCCTGTGAGGATGTCTGCAGCTGCTTGGTACATCCAACGAACCCATTCAGCAGGGTCTGTGATGGATGCGTTTGTGAAGTTGTTGCTGTTGGTTGTGCCAGTAACAAGTTCTGAACAAGCGAGCAAGTCAGTACGGTCTGCATATACGCGGGCCATGTCGTCCAACAAAGCGCCTAGCACTTCTGGGCTTGACCAGTCCATTGAAGCCTCTGACAGTTCAACATATCCACCTTGGATTGTCTTGACGATTTGCACGTCGTCAACAACGAAAGCCGAAGCGGTGATGGTTGTGTTCTGCGTTGCTGTTCCAATGCTGTTGTGTGTTGTTACGACAGGACGGATAAAAATGGCACCAGCTTGAGGCATTTGCCTTACGCCCGTGGCATCGATGAGAGGTCTACGACCCTGAAAATTGTTATAGACAGGCGAGATAATCGGGGTAGGGACTATTCCAGGAAGGTCGCCGGTTACAACGTCTGGGGCTGCTGCGCGGATGTTCTCATTCATTTGTGCGAAGTCGTGACCACCACGAACGAATGAAGCAATGTATTCAGCAGCTGACGGGAGTTTGAATTCGCGTTTTGCTGTTGCATAAATTGGGGTTGTTGGGATGATTGAAGCCTCGACCTCAACCACTGGGTTTTCTTGTGTTGCCACTTCTGGTTCCTCCTCGGAATCTGTTGGGGTGGGTTCGGTTGCATCTTCTTCTGGTTCTGATGCAGCGATTTCTGTGATAACAGCATCCTTAAATGCTGGTTGTGCGACTAGCGAAATCTCAACGAGGTCTGCCTTTGAAACGACCATGACGCCGTTCTTGTCGTACTTAAACTTTGTAGGTACAGCGCCAACGCTCACCGAATCGTAAGCGCCTGCTTTTACGAGTTCAATGGCGTCAGCAGCTGCGCCCGTTTTTGCGAAGGTAGCCGTGAATCCTAAACCTTCTGGCAAATCTGCAAGTGAGTTAACGACGCCGCGTAATTGGCTCATGTCGTGATTTTCAAGCAACTTAGGGTTCTTCATGTCAAGGTCAAAAGCACCACGAGCAAAAGAAACTTTGGTGCCATCCATAACGGTTGCGGAAACGGGTGCCCAAGGGACTGCAATGCCGGTAATGGTTTTGGGTGCATCCTCACCTGCTGAGGCGTCAAGAGTGATGGGGACATTAACAAAATGAATCATGATGGGCTTTCTACTGATACGTCAACGGCTGGTTCAACCATTACGTCTTGGTACATTTCTTCGGCAAGGTATCCCTCAACGTCAAATTCAACAAACCGATTTCTTGGAAGAACATTGGAGGCCGAAAGTGTTTGCTGGATACATTCGATAAATGGTTTTGCGCCGTATAGGTACAACTGGCGGTTTGAGTCCTGCACGTTTGTGTAGGTCAAACCCGAACCTTCCTGCGGTGCCGAAACGAGATAGGCAGGAATGTTAGAGACACGAGCAATTTCTAGTGACTGATACTTGCGCTGTTCGCCAACTACTTCTGCTGGGGAAACGCTGAACTCTTTGAACTCAACATAATCATTCAATGCACCAATAGCGTTTTGGCGTCGCATCGCTGACCATGCAGCTGCAATCTCGCTCAGACTGTCAGAGTCAAGAGTCTCGCCGCCCTTTTGCTGAAGATACCCAGGCACTGTCTCAAGAGTTGCGTAGCGGTCTGCAGCTTGGTCTAGGTGGGTTGCGATTGACAACGCGCGAGCGCCTTGGTAGAGCAAGCCTTGAATTGGAGAAAGGAACTGGATGACGTCGTTTGAATCACCAATTTCAACACCGTTGAACTGGATGACATCAGAAGGGCCGAACCATTGCGGCCCTGTCTGGTTTGGTGTTGAAACCATGGCTGCAGGCAACCAGGTGAATGACGCTGGAAGTCCGGTGGAATACCTGCTAGTCACGAAGGCAAAAGCGCGACCATGGAAGAACAAGTCCGAAAAAATATTTGAGTAGAAAAAGTTGCGCGTGACCTTAGGGTCAGGTTGTTCCATCCACGGCTCAAGAGGTATATAGATTTCCTCGTACCGTTCGCCTGTCCACTGTTTTGAGTAGTGGCGCATCTCGAGACAGCCAATCATGGAAGCCAAAAGGTCTTTAGAACGGGAAACTGTTGGGTTCTGCAATGCGCGTTGTTCGGCTGCACCTGTGCTATATGCAAGGAAGTCATTGATTTGTGCAGCGCCAGCGCCAGCGGCAGCCTTCACAGGGACAGAGTTAATCTGTGCCGTCGTAACTTTTGGAGTGAAGAATCCCACGAGCGGAGTCTGTCACAAACTCGTTGCAAATGCAACTACCTCGCTGAACCCATCATTGCCCGACCTGATTGACCTGGGCGAGACACCAGCGAAGCAGCTGCAACTAGACACCTGGCGCACTCAATCGGCCCTGGGCTTTTCTGTGATGACAGCACGACAGCGCCGTTTGCTTTAACGAGGGTTGCGCGGTTGACGTGCTCTGCCAGCATTTCTTCACCAGTGTGCAAAAGCCGTCCCTCAGTAATCATTGACTTAACCAGCCCCGTGTACTTAATCATCTCCGCATACCCCCAAAGGGAACGCCTACGGATTAACGGCTCAGGAGTGTGCAGGTCAAGCGTTGGGGTGATAGCCAACTTTAGTTTGGGGTCATCAGTCATTAACTTTTCAATGTGTCGCCACATTTGCCGGTTCGTTTCGCAAGTGAACGCAACACTGGCAACAATGTCGCCGTCACTATTTAGCCCACAATGGATTCCCACATATTTGGAGTCATCCACAGAACTATCCACAGCCAAAACAGAATTGCCACCATCTACAGCAAGGTTTGTGGTATAACGCTGTGCCCATTCCCCAGGGTTAATCCACGAGTTAGCGGCAGCCACCCACAGGTTGCAATGCGCCCTGAGAAATTGGGAACGGTCAGGTGATTCCGCTGCAGCTTGTAAACCTTTCAAAGTTATGGTTCGCCCCAAACTGGGGTTGGCTTGTCCCCAGTATTTCTGGTCATCAGGTGACACGCCAGACTCGAGGCTCCATTCAGCCATGAACAAATCGGAGCGTTCACCCGAGTCAATAATTCCCAAGGCTTGTTCGCGTAGTTTCAGAAACGCTCTCGAGGATTCGTCACCGGCAGTGGAAACCAAAAACGCCAGGGGCGATGGCACAGCAATCTGACTTGGTTTCAACGCCCCGAAATATGTGGCCTCACTAATTGCCCAGAGTTCATCGACAATAAGAATGTCCCAAGTGCCACCATGCTTTTTGCCTGTCGCACTGTTCACCTTGTAAACCGAACCATCCACCATTTTGACCTGGTGCCGCCCATAGGCCCACGTCACTTTTGCCAACCCTGATTCCTCCAGCAACTCAAAGGTTTCACGCAAATCTTCGAACACTTCAGTAGCCAAACCCAGTTCATGAGCCGTTGACATAATCCGAACAGGTCGCCCCCAAATCCGTGGCAACTCGGTCAAGCAAAAGCCCACCAACGCCGAAAGCATCGTGGTCTTACCGTTCTGTCTGCCGGTACTAATCAGCGCAGTACTAGAAATGAAGTTCCCATCCTCATCATGTTCCAATGCTCCTGATAAAGCGGTCAACTGCCACGGAAACAACGTCCGATTCAAATGGGCCTCACTCCACGCCCCAACCAAACCCGAGTAAGAACCAAACGCCCCAGTCGGCGTAACCAACCTAGGCAACTCCACCCCAACGCCAACCATCGAAGCCCATTCATCGTTGTCTTGAGCCGAGTCATGACTGCCCTTAGAGATATCCCACAT